CAAGCGTGGTAAAAGTTTCGAGTTTTTTTGGAAAATATTCCAAAAATTTTTTCAAAACCCCTTGACATATCCAAAGTACCACGGTAATATAGAGATATAGGGGTAAAGAGAACACCACAGAGCGCCCCGAAGGAAAATGCAACCATGACTAACGAAACTATTTACAGTATTGACGATTTGTTTGATGGAATTAACGTTGAATTTGCCGATGATGATTTAGGAGAGCCTGATTATCAGGTGTCTGCTGAAAGAGATGAGTTTATTTACGAAATGCTTGAGGGGAATGTCGCTGATTATAGCGAATACGGAGAATAATTTCTCGACCTGGGTAGGTCGCTAAACTGCCCAATTCGACACATTTCTAACTATTCGATACATTTCTAACTATTTGATACATTTCACCATTTAGAGGTTTACTATGCTTTTCAACGCTAAAATCAACGAGGTTCAGTCCCAAGTTTCTGCTAATTCTTTAGAAATCGATGCGCTATTATTGCGGGTAGAGGAATTACGCGCCCAAAATTTAGCGATGGAAAATTACCTACAACAGTTAGGTAGTGCGGAAAATGCGGCAGAAAGTGCGATCGAGCAGATCAAGACTGCTTTGATGATGATCAATGCGATTAGTCCGACGGAAGTGCAAACATTTAAGGGTGCGATCAATTCTTTGTTTGATTGTGAGCGCCCGCAGTTAGCGGCTTGCAGTGAGCCTATTGAATCTGATCCCAAACCAAAACCAGAGCCAAAACCGCCTAGTATTGAAGCTGAGGCAGTAGTTGAACCGGAATCTTTTACTGAGGAATTCCCTATTGAGACTAAGGACGCAGATCCACTTGCTCCAATCGAAATTGAGGAAAATGAACCTTATACAATTCGTGATGATTTAAAAGCTACTAAGGCACTATTTGACTTAAAGATTAATCAACTTCGCACCCTGTGCAAACAACGCGGACTAAGCGCATCTGGAAGTTCTGGCGATTTGCGGCGGCGCATACTTACTGACAATATTACAGCGCAGGAGGTGGAAGATTTCCGTTCGAGTGTAGCGTAAAAGTAATCAAGCAGGTAGTTTTAACTACCTGCTTTTAACAATCTAAGTTTTGGAGGTTCAAATGACAATCGTTAAGGCAAATTTTGACACTTTTCTCAAAAAGACTCCAGACCAAGCTTCTAGCTTAAAAGCTGAAGAATTAGTTTTTGTGGAGAAAGATCGCACTTATCCCGTCGATCAGGTCTTGAGTCAGTCGGGATTACATATTCAGATTAAAGTTGGCTACGGCGCAGGTATTTGGTGGTTATTCAAGCCGCACTGGGATTTGTCTGCTTTGCCTAATACTTCGGTAGTGACGGCGGTTTTTCGGCTTCCTGTTTCTGTGAATCAATCTTCTAAGTTGATTGAGGGCCATTTAAATTTTTATCGGGGTGGCAATATAGAGATAGGTGTGGGGGCGACCAGTGGCGCAATCGGGTATCAGTATCGGGGGGCGGAAAAAATTAGAGGCAAAGGACAAATACCAGAAAGTCGTCTGTGGAAGATTAATACTGGGGGTTATTGGCTTGATACGAGGGGAATTGAAGGAATGTTTTATCACATTACCCCTGACCCCTACAAAGGTAATGGATTTGTAAGGGCGGAAATTGGCTTGCATCGAGATGCAAATGTGCCGGGTAGTGCTGGTTGCATCGTAGTTACAAATAGCCAAATGTTTAATGAGACTATCGTGCCTTATTTGGCGGCTTTACATCGAGAGCAGAAATCGATTGATTTAGCGGTCGAGCATAAATAGCAAGGCTCCGAACATTACAAAGGTAAGGGGATTTTTAAAATCCCCTTTAGAGGTTACAATGAATCTTAACCCCTACTAGAGATTGAAACTAAGTAAGCTAAATCTCTTAAACTAAAGATAGCTTACCCTCCCTTTTTCTTGCCATGCCTAGCATCCGTGACAAGATCGACTATTTAACCGCCATTGCCGAGCAACGGCCTTTAACTCGTTCTGATTTTTCTGCTTCCAGTGAGATTCTTTATGGCAAAAGCCGTTCTGCCCCAAGCAACAAAAGATCAGCTACTTTTGTAACAAGTCCTGATCTACGCCAAAAGGAACACACGTTAAAATCAACCCCACCGCCCCGATTTAGTCCTGGGGAGGTTGAGGTGATTAGGGAATTGTATCAAAGCGGCGGGGTTGATTATGAGGATTTGAGAAATTGGTTAGGAGTGGCTAAAAGTACAATCTGTCACGTCATCGCAAGGAAAGGAGCTTACCGGCGCAATTTTGCCACGGACTATTAATGCCTACTTCTTTTGAGATTGCCAAACAGACAGGGATTCCAGATCGCACGATTCGGTATTGGCAAGCGCAGGGAATTGTGCCTAAGTCAGGAGAAATGCTCGAAATTCTGACTGCAATAATTCATTATCAAAAAGAGAATAGTTCTAACAAGGAAAAAAAGGGCGCTCTCTACGAGGAGGAAGTGCGGTTGACTAAGGCGCGGGCTGATAAGGTAGAATTAGAAGTCGCTGAAAAAGAAGGCACTTTAATTAAAGTGTCGGAAGTGGTAAAAGTTTGGTCTGATTATATTCTTGCTTGCCGGGCTAAGTTGCTGTCAGTACCGACAAAATTGGCTTATGAATTGGCCGGAGAAAGCGATCCTTTGGCTATAGAAAGTATATTAAGAGAGGTAATCGATGAAAGTCTAGTAGAATTAGCGAGGCCAGAATTTGAAGGAAGCCCAACAGCTACTAATGCAGACGGCGATGGCGTTTCAGCCACCGCCGAGGTTGACGCTGAGTGATTGGGCTGATACTTACCGGCGATTATCCCCAGAAAGTAGTGCCGAACCGGGCCAGTGGCGGACGGCACGAACTCCCTATCTTAGAGAGATTATGAACTGCATTGGCACTTGTGAGCGGGTGATATTTATCAAATCGTCTCAGGTGGGCGGGACGGAATTAATTAATAATTTGGTGGGATATTTTATCCATCAGGATCCGGCTCCGATTCTCAGCATTAATCCTACTTTGGAGATGGCGGAAACGTGGTCAAAAGATCGGCTAATGCCCATGTTGCGAGATTCGCCGGCTCTGGTGGGGAAGATTGATACTCGATCGCGTAAATCGGGAAACACAATCCTGACCAAAAAGTTTCCGGGGGGACACATAACTATGGCGGGGGCTAATTCCCCCTCTAGTTTAGCTTCCCGGCCTGTGCGGGTGGTGGTTTGTGATGAAGTAGATCGTTATCCTTTTAGTGCGGGATTTGAGGGTGATCCGGTGGAGTTGGCGGTTAAACGGACGACGACTTTCTGGAATCGGCGCGTGGTATTGGTTTCCACGCCGACGATTCGAGGGGCATCTCGGATCGAGAGCGAATACGAGCGATCGGATAAGCGTCGCTATTTTATCCCCTGTCCTCACTGTGGCTATGAGCAGCATTTAGTTTGGGGTCAAGTGAAATGGGAACCGGGAGACCCAGAAGGCGCTTGGTATGAGTGTATTGATTGCGGCAAGAAAATTGAGCATCGGCACAAGCAAGCTTTTTTAAGGGCTGGTCGCTGGATTGCAACGCAATCTGGCTCAAAAGTGGCTGGATTTCACATCAATGAGCTTTATTCTCCTTGGAAATCTTTCGGGGATGTGGCTAAGGATTTTCTTAAGGCTAAAGATGATCTGCAATTGCTTAAAGTGTGGGTTAATACTTCTCTGGGTGAATCTTTTGACGAGGCCGGGGGCGAGGGGATTGAGTGGCAGCATTTAAGCAATCGAGCCGAGCCTTATCAACCCCTGACGGTTCCCCACGGAGGACTGTTGGTCACGGCGGGGGTTGATGTGCAGGGAGATCGATTATCAGTGGGGGTTTATGCTTGGGGTCCGGGGGAGGAAAGCTGGTTAATTTATTCGATCGAACTTTACGGCGATCCGACCGAGGCAAAGGTTTGGGAGGATTTAGACGTTTTGCTTTTATCAAAGTTTACTCATGCAGGCGGGTCTGAGTTGGCAATTACGGCAGCGGCGATCGATTCTGGGTTTAAGCCAAATGAGGTTTACAATTTTGTTCGTCGTCGGGCTGGGCGTAATCTTTATGCGGTTAAGGGGATGTCCACGGCCGGGAAGCCGGTGATTGGTAAACCTACTTATCAGGAAGTCACTTATAAGGGTCAGGTGCTTAAAAAAGGTGTCCGGTTGTGGCCTGTGGGGGCTGATACTGTCAAGGGGATTATTTACAGTCGCTTGCAATTAAAAAATTACGGGCCGGGCTATATCCATTTTCCCATTGGCTTAGATTCAGAATACTACGAGCAGTTATGCGCTGAAAAGCTACAAACTAAGTACGTCAAGGGTTTTCCGCGTCAAGAGTGGGTTAAAATTCGCTCTCGTAATGAGGCTTTAGATTGCTTGGTTTACGCTTACGCAGCCGCTACTGCTTTGGGGATTGCGCGAATCGATTGGAATAAATTAAGGGAGTCTTTGACCCCGCAAATTGAGGAAAAATTAGAGGAAGTTGTGGACTTGCCAAAGGTTCGAGAGCAAAATAAATTTCAATACCCGAGATCCAAAAAGGGCAATTTTGCGAGTAGTTGGTAAGTATGTTGATTGTTCCTAAGTCTATTACTATTGGCGATCGCTTGATTTGGCGGCACTGCAACCTGCGGGGAGTTGATCCCGAAACAGGAAATTTTGTGAATTTTGACCCAGTAATTTATCAGTTGAGCTGGTCGTTTCGCGCCGTAGCTTTGATTAATGGCGATTCCAGTTTGGATGTAATTGCCACTAATGATAATGGCGAATTTTTGACGATTATTGATAACACTAACCTGTTAGGCGCGGGAACTTACTATTATCAGGCTTATATTACTAAAGATATTTGGAGAAAAACTATTCAGTCAGGGGCTGTGGAAGCGGTAATAAATTATGCCGCTTCTCTTGATTTTGACGGCCGCAATCAATTGGAAAAGGATCTGGAAATTATTAATCAGGCAATTCGAGCGGTAGTGTCGGGGGGAGTGCAATCTTACTCGATCCAAGGGCGTTCCTTGTCTAAATTATCTTTGTCTGAATTGATCTCTTTGCGAGATAGTTATCGGGGTGAACTGCAAAGAAAACAAGCAGCAGAAGCGGTTTTACGGGGGGAAGCTAATCCCCGGCGGGCTTTTGTACGGTTTGGAAGATAATGAACAAATAGATTAACCTGTAAACCTTTTAGCCGTAAAGCTAAAAATAGTCTAATTATAGCCGTTAAAAAAGTTAATTCCATTAATTGCGGCAAGGTTTGAAAGTAAATTAAAGAAAATTCTCCGTGGGGAATTCCCCACCGACACTGCATGACTTGGTGGTGGCCGTTTGGCAAAAAAGAAGAAAGGAAAGAGCAAAAACGGATTTATCAAGGGGCGATTTATAATCGCCTAACTTCTGATTGGCTTGCTTCTTCTACCAGTGCCGATAGTGAGATAGTTTCCAGCATCCGAACCCTGAGAAATCGGGTTCGCAGTCTTTGTCGTGATAACGATTATGCTAAGGGCGCGGTCAGAACGATTTGTAACAACATTGTGGGAAAGGGTATCCCCTTACAAGCCAAGGTTAAGCAAAAACGCGGCGAGAAATACGATGAGCGCATAAATAAAGAAATTGAGGCACTTTGGGAAGAATGGGGAAGTGCGGAATTTTGCGATTGTGCCGGCAAATTAGATTTTTCTGATATTGAAAGATTGGCGATGCGATCGCTAATAGAGTCGGGGGAAGTATTAATCAGATTAGTGCGTAAGAGCTTTGAAGATTCGCCAGTGCCATTAGCTTTGGAGTTGATTGAATCAGATCAATTGGCCGATGATCAATGGTCTGGCACGGCGGAAAATGGCAATGAGATCAGGATGGGGGTAGAGATTGATAAGTGGGGCAGACCCGTCGCCTATCACCTTTACGAAAAGCATCCAGGGGATTTTCAGTTTACCAGTTCGGTAGGACAACGGTTAATTAGGGTTCCAGCCAGCGAAATTATTCACCTGTTTATTTGTGATCGACCAGGGCAGACCCGTGGGGTTCCTTGGTTCCATAGTGCTTTGACTACTTTTCGGCACGTTGGAGGTTACACCGAGGCTGAGTTGGTGGCAGCCCGGGCGCAGGCTGCGGTGATGGGATTTATCACTACGCCGGACACGGATGTTTATGCTCCGGAAGAAATGGCCGGACAGCGAGTGACCAGTTTGGAGCCGGGGGCGATCGAGGTTTTGAATCCAGGAGAGTCTTTTGAGGGATTTGCCCCCACCCGTCCCAATCAGGGTTTTGATGCTTTTATCAGGATGATGCTGCGGGGGGTGGCGGCGGGGATTGGGCTATCCTATGAGGCTTTAAGTCGGGATTTCTCTAATACCAGTTACTCCTCGGCCCGAACGTCTTTGATGGATGAGAGGGATAATTATCGGGTGATTCAGTCGTGGTTAATCCGGCGATTGCACAAAAGAATTTACAAAAAATGGTTAGATTTGGCGGTTTTGTCGGGTTCTTTAAAAATTGGTGATTATGAATTAAACCGGCGATTTTATCAAAAGGCGAAGTTTACGCCCCGAGGGTGGCAGTGGGTTGACCCACAGAATGAAATTGCTGCCAATAAAGAGGGGGTCAAGGCGGGTTTTGTGTCAATCACGGATGTGGTGGCGCAGCAGGGCTTGGATGTGGAGGATGTGCTGCAGGAACAAAAGCGAATTCTTGATCTGGCTAAAGATTTGGGCTTGAGCTTGGATGTACTGGCAGAAGGGGGTGAGCAGGAGCCTCCCCCTCCGGCAGAGGGGATGACTCCTGTCCGTATCATGCCAGAACAGCAAAGAAGTGAAGATTTTATAGTAGGAGATTACACCGTAACAAGTTTACTTGAATATCGATCTTTACAGCAAATGGGCGTGGATATCTTTTTTGATATTCTGCCAGGACTGACCCGCACTTTTAGCCCACGAAAAAGGGCAAAAAATTGTAAAAAAGGCATTGCTCGTGGGGATACCTGTATTGCTAAAAATAGAGTCTGCAAACAAAATTTCCCCCCAGCAGTAGCCGCGCAAATACCACCAGCTAAAGCGAAAACTAAAAAAAGTGAAGATTTTATAGTAGGAGATTACACGGTGACAAGCATATTTGAATATCGATCTTTACAGCAAATGGGCGTGGATATCTTTTTTGATATTCTGCCAGGACTGACCCGCACTTTTAGCCCACGAAAAAGGGCAAAAAATTGTAAAAAAGGCATTGCCTGTGGGGATACCTGTATTGCTAAAAATAGAGTCTGCAAACAAAATTTACCCTCAGCAGTAGCATCGCAAGTACCACC